CAATGCAAATTTTGAATCAAACGTCAGAAGATAGGCGAACCAAACTTATAGCTGTGACAATGTCTATCGTTACTGCCGCAACTGGTGCGTTGGTCTTATTAATATGAGAAAGCACATTCAGTACATGCAACTGTGTAATCAGGCAGCAAGTATATTTTCAACATGCGGCAAGAGACAGTATGCTGCCATAGTTGTTGATGAATATGGCCATGTAGTTGGTATGGGTTATAATGGTGGGCCAAAAGGCTCTGTTCACTGTATCGACGGAGGCTGCCCTAGGTATCTAGAAGATTCTCCAAGTGGAAGTGTGTACGATAATTGTATAGCTATACATGCAGAAGCCAATGCACTACTGCATACCGATTATTCTTCTAGACCAAAAAGAATATATGTAAATGGACCCCCTTGCTTCTCTTGTGCTAAACTGATAGCTAATTCAACTCTTGAAGAGGTGTATTTCATGGCTGATGATAGCTATATGGATTGGCACAAGGTTAAACAATTTTTGATAAATTCTAATGTTAATGTAGTGGAGATAAACAATGCCAGCATCTAAGTTAAACTATCTAGTTGTCTATAATAATCACAGTCAAGTATACGGTTGTTCTTCGGAAAAAGTTGCAATAGAGAGTCCACCTCCAGAAGGTCTTACCGAAGAAGATAAGAATGTTTTCTTTGTAACATTTGAGCCAGATACAAATAATATATCTCTATATAAAACAGAAGATAAGAAAGAAGAAAAGTGAAATGAAGAAAAAGCACACTGTAAAAATGTCGCCAGGAGACACGGCTGTGGTGATGCCATACAGCAGTTTCTTGTATCTAGCTGAAACGTGTGATATATTAGCTGCAGATCAGCCAACAGAACAGGATGCAGAAGCTTGGCGTGAGATTGGTGATAAGATTAGATATCAAGCCAATGATAATCACTATGAGGTAGAGATGGAAGAAGAATACTGGGTATAATATGATAGACCTTTGTGTTGTAAATTACAATACGAGACCACTTCTTCAGAGATTCTTAAACACTCTTCATTCTGATTATCAGTCTGATGTATGGAATCTTTATTTGGCAGACAACGACTCTCCGGACGATTCCTGTGAATGGGCACTAAGAAACATATCTAATTATCATTATACAGATTTCATAAGGAATAAAAATATAGGTTATTCAGCAGCAGTAAATGATTTAGCCAGACTGGGTTCAGGGGATATAATAGCCATACTCAATGCTGATGTTTGGATGAAAACATCGGACGTATTATCCATGCAGGCATTTTTTGATAAAAATAGTGATGTACATATTTCTGGGCCGAAGCAAAGAGATGAAGATGGATATATTACGCACGCAGGAATTGTTGGTACCAATACAAAACCTGTGATGAGGGGGTGGAAAGAATTTGATCCTAAAGACCAGAAGTATAGAGATGTTACCGAATGTGTTACCGTGTCTGGCTCAGCATACTTTATACGCAGAGAAGTATGGGAAGCAATGACGAGCAATAAGCAGTATCTATCTATAGTACCCAGCGCTATAGGGGCATTTTTGCCAACACCTCATTATTATGAAGAGACATGGTGCTCTTATTTTGCAAGACATCTTGGATACAATATAGTCTATAATGGTCAAGTTTCGATAGGTCATAGTTGGCATAAATCTTCCCCGCTGCATGGAGAAGCTGATAAGAAATTTAAGGTAAGTCAAAAGATTTTTAGAGACGCATGTGACGCTCTAGGAATAGAAAGAGATTAAATAAAATGTATACTTATATGGCAAAATTAAAGAGAGTAGTAGATGGAGACACTATTGATGTTTATATTGACCTTGGGTTTGATATCCATTATTTTAGCAGAGTCCGCCTCGCTGGAATTAATACTCCAGAGAGTAGAACTAGAAATCTTGAAGAGAAAAAATTAGGATTAGCTGCAAAAGAGTATGTTGAGCAGTGGTTTGAAAAAGTGGGACCAGATTTTATTATTAAGACCACGAAAGAACAAAAGGGAAAGTACGGCAGAGTTCTAGGAACAATTACCGACAAAAAAGATGAGAGATGTTTGAATACAGATTTAGTTGACATTGGATTAGCTAGAGTGTATGATGGTAGCGGTAATAAAACATGGTCAGAGTTTAGGGAGAGCTAATGCCAGCAAAAGTTTTTCTATCTGGTGCTATAGAGGGGGTCGAAGAGTATGGATCTGAGTGGAGAAAAGTTGCAACAAAAGAATTGCATCTTAGAGGATTTGATGTATTAGATCCAATCACTATTGTAAGTACCGATTTCGAAACTCCGGAAGAAATTGCTGAAAAGAATTTGTTTCTCCAGAAAAGAGCTGATATACTTCTCGTTGAGTATATGATACAAGATCGTCAATATATAGGTACCGATTTCGAAATGGCTTGGGCAAAGATCCATGGTCAACCTGTGGTAGTCTTTGCGGGCCCGCAGGCAATAAATCGAGTTTACCTGCAATATATGGCAACAAAGCTTGCACCATCAATGCAAGATGCGATAGAATATATCGCTAGTAATTATCCAACAAACTAACAAAGGAATACAAATGTCAGAGAACAAGTTTAAGTACTTCACCGTTACGACAACAGCAGTTGTTAAGGCCAACAATAAGGCTGATGCAGAGAAGATTGCTATGAGCAATCGTCGTACGATTAAGTCGACCCCAGGTGAGCTTCTGTACAAGGATATGGACGTTGACCGCATTACAGCTGTTCAGGCACGTGAAAACTTCACCGTCTGATAGATAGTATTATTTGCTGAGGGGGAGGTGTAGGCCTCCCCCTCTTCACGTAAAGGAGTGCTAATGTTAATAGCACAAATGATAGGAAGAAACGAATCTAATAGATATTTAGAAGATGTTCTAAAGAGACTGTCTGGTCAGGTCGATAAGATTATTTTTACAGACGATTGCTCTGATGATGACACACCAGAAATAGCTTCTAAATACGCAGAGGTTTTTTCTACTTCTGAACCACTTTTCAATAAGCATGAAGGCAAGCTCAGAGCCTATGCATGGGGTAACCTAAACAACTTCGCCAAAGAAGGTGACTGGATAGTGGCTATAGATTGTGATGAAAAGCTATTCAGTATTGAGGGGCCTGAGATCAGAGATGTGCTGAATTCTTCTGAGTATGACGTAGTTAATGTTAGGTTTTACCATATGTGGAATGAGACTCACTTTAGGGTTGATAAGCTATGGGCGCCAACAAATAGCTCTAGAATATTTAGGTACGTGAAAGATGGTGGCTTTTTAAATAAGAAGCTGGCATGCGGCTCAGAGCCAACCTATGTATCTGACTGGATTAGGAGAAGAAATTTCTTTATAAATTCTGGTCTCGTAATGCAGCACCTGGGCTATATTAGAGATGAGGATAAACAAGATAAGTATAATAGGTATTCAGAATTAGATGGTGGTGAATTCCACAATATAAATCATATCAATTCAATAATAGATGACAATCCAGTTCTTATGAGCTGGGAATCTTTAGGAGCAAAGTAATATGACATTTCTAGATCCAAAGCAATCCTTAATAGATGTAACTGAATCAATGTATAGGAAGCAAAAGTTTAGCTACATTAATATACCTAAAGCAGCGGTTGTTGCCCTAAGTAAAAATAGTGACAATTCCTTCCCATCATCCTTTGCAAAAAATGTTATTCAATCGCTTAAGTCTAGTGATAAAAGAATAATGAAAGCAGTTTCACATTCTTTAAAGGACGATGTAAGTGCAAACAGACATCGTAAGATAGGCTTGAATGCTGACCACAATTATTATTACTCGAATATATTTGAATATTTCTATTTGAATGATAGAGAAACTTTTAGTTCGTTTGTCGATCATTTCATAAGGTACTCAAAAACAGCTATAGTGACATTCCATGACTCTAAGGCTGTGTCAAAATTCTTTGGGTACAATGTACATAATATTCATGTTCCCTATAACAACTATTACGGTAAGGTAGATGATGTTTATTCACAATTATCTGAGCTGGATGGTGAGCTAGATTACTGCCTTCTGGATTGTGGAGTTATGGGACTGGCGCTTTTGCCAAAAGTGTGGCAAAACCTTAACGTTCCTCTTATAGATCTTGGCAAGACATTGACATTGGGTAAGGTAAATAGAAATCAGTAAAATGAGAAAAGACAATAGCGGTAATAGGTTTGATTCAGATGATTTAGATTTTTTGACAGACTTATTGTTCGAGAGCAATATGTCTTTGTCCTCAATCGCTACAGAGCTAAATACGTCTGTATCAGAAGTAAATAAAATGATAAACAGTCTTGGTTTATCTTGGCTAAAAAACTCTAGAAAAAAAATGTCAAGAGGCCAGACAGCCTTAACCTCAATAATGAAAAAACTTCTCCCTGGTGAAGAGATAGTTAATGAATTTCATATTGGCAACAAAATGAAGCTTGATGTTTATTGTCCAAGATTTAGTCTTGCAGCTGAATATCATGGTAGGCAACATTTTTATTATACGAGCAGATTTTTTGATTCGAAATATGATTTCGAGCAAGCTCAAAAAAGAGATGAGATAAAAGCTCAATACTGTAAAGATAATGGGATTGCACTGGTTGTATTTAGATACTGTGATTCACTAACGGAAAAGAGTGTATATGATAGAATGCTGGATGCAATTAGGAGCACTCCTATAAAAAGTGAAAAAAAAGATCACAAGTCCATAACTTCTTCTGATTATTACCAGAAAATGAAAAAGGTAAACTCAGAAAGAAGAAAGCAGTATTATAGAAAAATGAAGGATAGTAAAATTGATGACAAAAGAAAGTGAAACGTTAGAAAATGTTCCTTTAGAATATCATATTTTCTCTCTTTCATTAAATACTCCTGGGTCTATATCTTATTTTGACAAGAATCTACCAGACGAAATGGTGGGCATAATACATGGCGAAAAGGGTGTTCACGAATTCTATACAGCTTTACTTGCCTATCATAGGGCTACTAATCTTGATGTGGTAGAGCCAGCTGCCTTCAAGTCCTGGCTGGAGTCTGAAACCGACATATACTCAGCTCTAGGTGGGACAAGCGGAGTTAACCTTATGCTGGAGTATATATCTAGCTTAGAGTCTCCAAGCGCAGAATCAGTAGTGGAGATGGTTAAGTATAAGGCTCTTAGGAAAAAGCAAGAAGCTAATATAAAAGAGCTAGAAATACTTACCTCTAAAAAGGGCCTAAAAACAGATGAGGATAAATCTAGAATAACCTCTCTAATATCATCGATACAGGATATAGAAACTGCATCTAGAAAGAATCCATTTGAGGACATAACTACGGCCCAAGACATAGCGCAAAGAATAGATTCGCTATTAGATATACCAGACTTTGTTCCCACCCAGTTCAAAGCTCTGAATAGAGCCATGGGATATACTGATGAAGGGGGCTTTTTTAAAGGCGCTGTCCATGCAATAATAGCCCCCTCAGGTAAGGGTAAAAGCACGTTTGCTAAGTGCCTGGTAAATAACTGGTTGGACAATGGTTATAAAGTTCTGTATGTAAATTTTGAAGAGGCGATAGGTCACTGGGAAAGAATACTTATGACTCAAATCATAGGTGAAAATGTATACTCAGAACTAGACAAGTGGACAGAGCAGCAAAAGGCAGCCAAGGTAAAAAAGTTCAAAGATAAGTTAGATGAATGGGGTAATCGACTTATGGTTAGACATGACCCTGATACTCCTTATTTTGAAGATCTTGAAAAATGGCTCAGAACTTTGGTTGGCAATGATGAAATGATCCCTGATGTTGTTGTTATAGATACTATACAATCCATGTTTACTAGGGGAAGTGGAAAGGGCAAGCCTAGATGGGGCGAATTTGAAGAGATGATGGTTAGGCTAGAAAAGCTAGCTAGAGACATGGGATGCGTTCTTATAATAACCGCTCAAGAAAACTCCAACAGAATGAAAGAGAAGAGAGAGGTTGTTCAGCAATCTGACACTGGCGGTTCATTGGCTATTCAGCAGAAGTGCGCTGTAACAATATTCATTACCGAAAAACGTTTGGCTACAGATGACGAAACAGAAGATGATTCGGTTATGCAGTTGCAAATTCCAAAAAACAGAATAACTGGGTCATCTTTTGTTTACGATCCTCCGCTTGTTAGATATGTAGATTCAAGAAAAACATATGAGGATTATGAAGTTATTGGAGATGATTCATATCTAGAATCGTCAGACTTCAATGAGTTACTAAATGGAGAGGGTTTTGACTAGTGCTAGTATTGAATACTGAATCTATAAAAGATTTTCAAATATGCGAAAGATTATACAGTTATAGGCATCTGGAGGATTTGCCGGAAAAGGTATACTCTAGAGACATATATACGGTTAGGTTTGAAACAACAATAAAAAACATCTTACAGTACTTTTGGTACAAGAAGCAGGCTGGTGCAACGCCATCATATTCATCTATAATTAATAGGTGGGAAAAATTATGGTTTCCAAAAGGCACAGACGCATATGACATAATAAACGATCAGCATGAAACTTTGTACGGAAATGTTGCTAGCCTAACGACAAAAGCCGCATCCTTACTGTTAAGGTTTTACGAAACTTATTCTGAAACAGATATTATACCAATAGCAATATCTGATGACTATATAGCAAGAATAAATCGGGACATAAGAATAGAAGATAAGTTTGATTTAATTTATTATTTGGATGGCTATACTTATGTAGTTAAGTTTATATTTAGTTATAAAAATTCAAATAGTCATATGTATCAGGTTGACTTTTCTTCAATGTATGAAGGATATAGGACTAGACATTCAGATAGATTGTCTAGTTCCAAGTTTGGCTATATTGATTTGATGTCGGATAACATTAACTTTAATGAATATAGTGTTTCTCATGAAGATAGGGAAGCGTTGGAGTATTGGTGTGATACAATAAAGGGTAAAGATGTTTTTGTTCCAAGAAGAAATTTAAACCCGTATTGCAAGAAGTGTCCCTTTGAAGAACCGTGTTCGAAATGGAATGGATGGAAATGAGTAAAAATTTTTTAGATGAAATAATAGGTTCAAATAAAAAGAATTCGATAGAGCAAGAAGATGAATTTCTTGCACCCCTGATTCAGGAAATTAATCTTATAAAAAATGATGATATAAGAAACTTCATTAGATCAGTACTGATTAAGGCCAGTAGCTTTTGGGAGGTTCCATCAAGTTTCTCCGGAAAGTATCACCCCCCAGACGAGCATGGACTTGGTGGAAATATGCTGCATACAAAGAGAGTTGTTCGAACAGCCTCTATTCTATGTGGGTCTTATGTATTGTCTGATGAAGAGTCTGATATAGTAATAGCCGCCTGTTTACTGCACGATATTACCAAGGGTATAAAAAGAGAAGATGAAGAATCTTTTAATTACGACCCGATGCATCCCTATACGGTTCAGTCGTTTGTTGAAAAATGTATAGCGCATGATAAGGAGTATGGTGACGATAGTGGCTCAACGACCCTGTTTATACAAGAGGAAGCTATACAAACTATAATGAGACTGGTTAGATGTCATCTTGGTCCATGGTCACCGGTACCTGAAACTTACCCAATAACCTACCTGGATTATATAGTTCATTTAGCAGATAATGTTGCTAGTAAATTACACCTATTAATAGAAGATAGCGAATTAATAAATGAAAAGTGGAGAAAAGACAAAAGAGCAGAGAATAGCTAATAGATATTTTTTAATAGATTCTCTTGACAATATTATCAGAGAATCCGTATACTATAGATCCCATTCTCATCTAATAAACCCAGAAAGAAAGGTCGCCTCTTTAAATATCTACTCTAAAGAGATTAAGGCTAAGATATGATAATACCCGCAGATAAAGATAAATTCCTATATAGGTGGCGACATGTAGAGGTAGCAAGATATGTACCTGATTTATCTCGTGTAATTAGGATTAAGGATGGGGACAATCCTGTAATGTTAGATATTTCTGAGATAGAAGATTTCAGAAGTAAATATAATAACCTTGGACTGTATACTTCTATCTGGCATTATGATAATAAAAATATAGATGAAGCGATTCGCTTAGGTCCACTGTATTTCGATATAGATAGTGACAATCCCGCCGAATCCCTTAGTCAGGTTAGTAGGCTTTACGACTATCTCCTGGAGCATATACCATCATATGCATTGGCTGTTTACTTTACTGGAAAAAAGGGTTTCCATCTTGAGTGTGAACCACAGTCTCTTGGTATCAATCCGTCTAATAATCTTCCTAATATATTTAGATGGATAGCTAACAGCCTTAAAGATAAGCTGTCTTTAGATAATCTTGATTTTAGCGTTTATGATGCAAGAAGAATGTGGAGACTCGCTGGCTCTAAACATCAAGATACCGGTCTATATAAAAACCTAATACCGAAAGAATTACTAGATCTTTCCTATGAAGAGATATCAGATTACTGCAAAGAGTCAAGACCTATTGATAGAGAATATCCAGAGTTTAACGCAAAAGCTAATGAATGGTATAGGAACCATATATACGAATCTGAGATAGACAAAGAAAGATCCAAAGACTTTATGGCTTATTTCAATAAGCATGGATCCGAAGCATTCAAAGAATTTAAGGAAGTGGGTAAAGAATTTACGCCTAAAAGATTAGTAGAAGGATGTCCAGCGATAAAGAGACTTTGGCAGCAGGCTATAGATACAAAATTTTTAGAGCATGAAGCAAGATTATTTCTCTGTTCAGTCCTGTCCTATTCGGAAGAGTCTATAAAGTTTCTTCATGGTATACTTAGCAACTGCGAAGATTATAACTATGAAAAAAGTATGAGTCATATAAACGATTGGATAAAGAGAAGACAGCTTGGCATTGGCGGTAGGCCATATACTTGTGATAGGGCAAATTCTGTGGGCGTTGGATGTGGTGATTGTTCTTTAGATAAAAGAAATAAGTGGATAAAAATTGGAGATAGATACGTAGAGACGGATGAGCCATCTTCTCCATCTCCAGTCAGATTTGCTTACGTTTCAGTTTCGAAAGGAGGTGAATAATATGGCAGAAGTAAAAGATCCAGATGATGTAATTGGAGTATGTTCAGAGTGTCACTCTGATCAGCCAGATAAATATATGTACGCAAGCCCCTTTGCACAGGGTGGTAAGCCGGTCCCATGCAAGTATTGTGGTGGGGTTGTTATAATTACGTATAGAGAAACCAGAGATGACGCACTCAGAGACTCTGATGGCGGTAGAGGAATTTAATGAGAAATTGGACTAACCTACATAATCACACCGTCTATTCTATGTTGGATGGCCATGGTGATATAGAGCAGTATTTGGATAGGGCCAAGTCTTTGGGCATGTCTGGAATAGCTACGACTGATCATGGCAATATCCACTCTTGGCTTGATTTCTACGATGCTGGTCAAGCAGTTGGTGTTAAGCCGATTCTTGGGTCAGAATTGTATCAGGCAAGAAAAACTAGATTTGACAAAGATGAAGAAGAGAGATCTGGTCCAGCAAAAAATGAATGGGAGCAAAGAGGTCCATATCATTTAACTATGTTAGCAAAGAATAATACCGGCTATCATAACTTAATAAAAATATCTTCCATGTCTTATCTTGAGGGTTATTATGTGAAGCCTAGAGTTGATCATGATCTCATATCTCAATACAGTGATGGCCTAATAGTCCTTTCCGGATGCCTAAATGGTGAGGTGGCTCAAGCCCTCCTAAGAGGTGACTACGACTATGCGCTAAAGAGCGCTGCAAAGATGCAGGACATAGTTGGTAAGGAAAACTATTTTATAGAAGTACATGATCACGGTCTTGCGGAGCAAAAAAAGATTATGAATCAGCTCGTCAGCATAGCTGAGACTATAGGCGCTAGAGTTGTTCCAAGCGGCGATTGTCATTATGTACACAAGGAAGACGCACGTGCCCATGACATAATGCTATGCGTGTCTACTAACTCAAATATACATACTGAAAATAGATTTTCTTTTGATGGTGATAATTTCTACCTTAAGTCTTTTGATGAGATGTCTAAAGTATTTCCAGAAGATTGGTTAGATAACTCCATGCACGTGTGTGACATGGTTGATGTTGACCTTAGTTTTGGTGAGATTTATTTTCCAGATTTTCCAATACCAGATGGCGAAACATCAGTCCAATACTTCGAGAGACTTGCGTGGGAAGGCTTAAAGACTAGGTATGGTGACCCTCTTCCTGGGGAGATAGTATCTAGGGCCGAGCACGAAATAAAAGTAGTAAAAGATATGGGATTTCCAGAATACTTTTTGGTAGTCTCCGATCTCGTTAAGTGGTCTAAAGAAAATGATATTAGGGTCGGCTGGGGTAGAGGTTCTGCTGCAGGCAGTGTTCTTTCTTATGCGTTTGAGATTACCAATCTTGATCCGATTAAGTTTGGCTTAATGTTCGAGAGATTTTTGGTAGAAGGCAGAAAGTCTATGCCGGATATCGACCTAGACTTTGATGATAGATATAGGGATAGGGTAATTGATTACGCTAGAACTAAATATGGTGACGACAAAGTTGCCCATATATGTACCTTTAATAAGACTGGCGCAAGACAGTCACTGAGAGATGCGGCAAGAGCCCTTGGTTATACCTTCTCTGAAGGGGACTCTATAGCCAAGAAAGTACCTGCACCTATATTGGGTATATCAAAAAGTCTTTCTGAATGCATGGAAGTAGGTGAGTTTATTGATGAGTATAGTAAAAACCCTATTTCCAAAGAAATAGTTGATACAGCATTTGGGCTAGAGGGCATAGTTAGGCAGACAGGAATGCACGCTGCAGGGATAGTTATATCCCGAGAGTCCTTGACGGAATATCTGCCAGTAATGCAAAAGGGAGTAGATAATCCAATCATAACCCAATGGGACATGGGTAGGGTGGAGCAATGCGGAATATTGAAGATAGACTTTTTGGGACTAAGAAACCTAGGTGTCATAGACTCTTGTATTAAGCTGGTTGCAAAAAATAGGGGCATAGAAATAGATGTTGATGCTATCCCCATAGATGATCAAAAGACTTTTGATGAACTGTGCAAGGGTAATTGCATGGGTGTTTTTCAGTTGGAGTCATCTTCAATGAGAGAAATGATGATCTCACTTCAGCCAAGATCCATAGAAGACATAATGGCCCTCATATCCCTGCATAGGCCTGGGCCGATGGGCTCTGGTATGGATAGGGAGTATATAGACAGAAAGCACGGAAGAAGTAAGGTTTCATACGAGCACCCCAAGTTGGAAAAAGTCTTAGCACCCTCGCTAGGGATCATGCTGTACCAGGAAGACGTGCTTGGTGTTGCTAGAGAATTGGCGGGATTTACTTCAGCTGAAGCCGATGACTTAAGAAAAGTAATTGGTAAAAAGTTGATGGATAAAATACCATTGATGAGATCAAAGTTTGTCGAAGGCTGTCAAAAGTACTCTGATCTAGATGATTCTAAGTCTAATAAAATATTTTCAGATATAGAATATTTCGGTGGCTATGGATTCAATAGGGCTCACGCAGCAAGTTACGCTATGGTTAGTTACATAACAGCATATTTAAAGTCAAACTATACCGTAGAGTATATGGCAGCTCTGATGAGTTCTGTCGTTGGGAATAAAGACAAGCAGGCACTGTACTTGTCTGACTGCAGAAAGTTGGGAATAAAAGTCCTTGCTCCGTCTATAAATAAATCAAAAATAGATTTTGAAGTCGTTGATGAATCTACTATAATATTTGGTTTCTCTGCAGTTAATGGGATAGGTGCGTCAATAGCAGAGTCTATTGTCGGATGCCAAGACAGTGCTCATCCTTTTGTTAATGTTTTTGATTTTTTCAGAAGATGTGACCCTCTCATACTTAAGAAGTCTACGTTAGAGCATCTGGTTAGGGCTGGGGCTTTTGATGAGTTGTATGATAAAGACCAGGACTCTGTTAATAGACTTTGTGAATTAGATGTTCTTGAGTCAGAAAAAAATGAACTTGGGATTTATGTTACTGATCATCCCGTTTATGGTATATGGGATGTAATTAGGCCGAAGATAGATACCGAAATAGTTGATGTAGTTGAGTATCCAGTTGGATCAAATGTCAGAATAGGCGGCATGATTACAGAGCTAAAAACTATCATGACCAAAAAGAATCAGAAGATGTACAAGCTGATACTTGAAGATATATCTTCTGATATAGAGATAATAATTTTTCCTCGAGACGCAGCTAAAATAAATCAAGATAGCTTAAAAAAGGGTTCTATATATATATTCTCTGGAACCCTAACAAAAGATGGTGATGAAGAAGCTTCTCCGGTCAAAATGTTCTATTCTTCCTCTGAGCAGCTTGATTCATCTTTATTTAGGAGCGGTAAGTCTATAGTATTAGAGATGACCGATTACCCTTCGCCTAAGATTATTGAAAAGATATATGATATAATTAATTCAGCAAAAGGTGATAGACCCGTATATATTAAGTGCAATTCGCATAATAGGATTGTAAGTTATAAGTTTAATTCGAATGTTTCATATAAGATGGAGCAGGCTTTAAAAGACATTATTAGTTTGGAGTTATAATGGCAGCTAATGGCACATATAAAAATCCTTCAACAAAAGATTGCTGGAGATTTTGTTCATCTTGCAATAGGTGTGGCGATAAAGGTAAGTACGCAAAGTGCGCAGATTGTAGTGGCAGATACGATCCCTCTGGAAGAATAGATCCTCATCCAGATGACTTCTGCCAGTGTACAGAAGGGGTATTGAGATGGAGAACTCAAGAGGGCAGAGTAATAATAACTAAGTTCAGAAGTGATCCATTTGCCGGTGAAGTAAAGTATCAGAAGAAGTCTGAAGACGAAAGAGACTGGGATTCCTATGTAGCAGACATGAGAGAGAAAATGAATGATCCAAATTGGAATCCAATAACAATTTACGAGGAGTAACTATGTATGAACTACTAGATATTAGTTTGGGAAATTTTAAGATTACAGAATATATCAATAAATCCACCCAAGAGGTTGAAAAGATATATATCCAAAATGGAATAGTAGGCTTCTATGCCTCAGAAGAAGAGATCAAGGATCTTTGCACTCTATTGAATTACTATATAGATATCGAAAAGATAAACGATATTAGATAGGAGAAACTATGTGGCCAAGATTGGAAGATGATCATATGGAAATTGGTGAGACAGGATGGATTCCTGTCGGCCAAGGCTGTTATTTGAACTTTAAAAATAATCATACAATAGATGAAATAGGCAGAGAATTTGATGAAAATGGAGTCATAATCTATGACCCAAATGAAGAGTAGTTCTTAGGAGTAATAAAATAGAAATATTAAACGTAGATTACATTAGTGAATTTAAAAAATTATCTTTAGTAGATTTTTCCTATTCTAGAATAGACACATATAACATGTGTCCTGCAAAATACTTTTATTCTTACATATCAAAAGAGCCCAGGCAGTTTGCACCAGCAGCTGTATTAGGAAATATAGTTCACGAAGTTCTTGAGAATACACTGGACAATAATAAGGAACTGGATCTAGAAGAGCTTAAGTCTGAGTATACTAAAACTATACCTAAGTGGGATCCTACAGGCCTTATACCTGAGCAGCTCCTTGATGCTGGTAATGTCATTATAGATGAATTTTACGATACAAATTCCGGCATGCCGCTGAGCATATACGCCAAAGAAATGGGATTTGAATTAATTATAGGCTCTTATGTTGTTCGTGGTTACATAGACAGAGTAGATGTCACTGGCGATAGAGTTTCAATTATAGATTATAAGACTGGTAAGTGGGAGATTTCTAATAAAGAAATACCAAATAGTCTCCAGCTAGGAATATACGCCCTAGCTGCTCAGGAGATATTTCCAGGAAAAGAGATATACGCAGAAATGTATTATCTTAGATCAGGAAGAAGAAAAGGTCACCTCTTCACCAAAGAAGACATAGAAAGAGTTAAGGTTAACTTAGTTAATTCTATGAATAATATTATAAATGATCAGAACTTTACACCCACATCAAACGGTAGGGTTTGCTCCTTCTGCGATCATGCTAAATCTGGAGCATGTGCTACGGGTGCATTTAGGAACAGTAAAAGGGCATAAAAATAGCGGGGAGCCGATTTCTCAACTCCCCGCTATTTCTAGTAATGAATATCAGAAGTCAGTAACTTCGTTGTCAATTGAATCCTGAATGAGATCGAAGTCTTCGAACTCGGTTACAACTTTAACTGCTCGCTCACGATCAAATCCAGTTGATATTAGATCATTGATTGTCTGCTCGTTGATCTTGTTAACGATGCTGTTGGTGAGTTGGTTAAGTGTATTCATTTTTTGTACCTCTTTCTTAGGTGTTTGTATTTTTTTATTTTCTGTTGTATAATATAAGGTACTCATACGTTTACAAGTGTAAAGGATATCATATGGAACTCAACCTTGTCGAGCCAAAACAGTTTTTTCTGGAAAAATCTTCCTTCAAAAAACATCCCAACATGAATAATATCAGAAACAAAGCGATTGCAACCGAAGTCATCGACAATGATGGGGTTAGGCAAAGGGGATCCGGCAACGCCTACAGGTACACAAAGACTGGGGTTAGAAAAGATCTAGGCATGAGTTTTAGATCCAGTTGGGAGGCAAACTTTGCACGCGTGCTTAATCTGTATAAGGTTGAGTTTGATTTTGAACCTACAGTTTTCCCCTTTCCAATAAAAAGGGGAACAAAAGCCTACACTCCAGATTTTTTTCTTCCAAGAAATGAAGACTGGATAGAAATAAAAGGATATCTAGACGATAAAAGTAAGATAAAATTAAAAAGATTTAAAAGATATTATCCAGAAGAGTTTACTAAGCTTACCTGCGTTATAGGTAAATATTCTAGAGATGCTAAAAACTTTATGAGTGACTTAGAAGTTCCCAAAATTATTTTCTACGAAGATATAAGGGATAATTACTCCGAGTATCTTATACATTGGGAAGGAAAAAAGTGAAGCCAAAGAAAAGTTATAAAGAACAATATTATTCTCTAGAAGAAGAGGAGATGCAAAGCCTGATAGCGCGAGCAAAAACTGGATCAGGAAAAGATCAAGAAGAGTTGGTAAAGGTTTTTAATAATTTCCTCACCAAGTATTCTACAATGCTTTACCACGGAAAGTATAATCTTAATGACTACGATATTCGAAGGTTTATATCTTTATTCATA